ACTACTACCCATTCCTTTCATTAATAAAGTTGAACCAACAACTGGTCCTGCATTTGTAAAAGAAAAAGTACCTCCACCTGGAGCTACTACTACACCTATAAAATAATCACCTGTTTGTAAACCGGATATACCTGTTCCTAAAGTAAATGAACCAGAAGTATTTTTAGGAGTAGATGTTGAATATGGAGGTATTGTTTCTAATGTAAAATAACTAGAAGCAGGACCATTATTTTCTATAGAAAATGTAGATGTAGATCCTGGTGTTAAATTATCAGGAAAAATAATAGAACTTTGTGTTACAGATACATTATAGGTTGCCATATTATTTCCATAAATCTTTATATTCTATTGCTTTGGCTTGTTTTCTCATTTTTTCTTTATCAACAAGCTTCCATCCCATTTTTAAATAATAATTTCTAGAAGTACCTTTAGCTTTTTTATTTGGGTTAAAAGCAAAAGGAGTAGCATATTGTTCACCAGCTCCAGTAGAAAAACTAGCACCTGCTGTTCCACCTCCTGAAGCTGAAATTTCAGATAATTTTTCTTTTATTATTTTTTTTAATTGAGAGTATTTCATAGAGAATAAATTCTTCTTTTAACTTTTTCGTATTCTCCAGGATATTCATTTCTAAGATGATCTCTATAAAAATTTTTAAGATCTTTTAAATGAACTGCTATTTCTTTTAAACTTTTATCTTTTCTTAAATTTTTATCAGATATAACAGCATATGCTGTTTTTTCAGCGGCAATAATATCTTTTAATAGTTTAGCAAAATCTGGCTCATATTCAACATCCCAACTTATTTTTCCTGTTTCAGGATCAACATCAGTTTGAGTTGTAGTGAAAGTTTTACCTTTTATACTTTCTATCTCTTTAATCAATACTTTCTTTATGAGTTCTTTTAATTTCATCGATTAGTTGGTAATATTGTAATAAATTTATGATATCATCATTTTTTAATGATGTTTCTTTAGGTAATTCATAAATTAAATTTGAAATTTCATTTAATTTTATTAACACAACTTTATCATCTATTTTTTTAGATAATTGTTTTAACTCACCTTTAATACTAATTATATTTTCATTATAAAGATCTTTTAATTTAGGCGCTGAATCAATTTCAGTGATAAAATTTTTTAATACAAGTTTTTGTTTTTCATTTAAATTATCATATTTTGAATTAAATTTTTCTAATAAAATACGATAAGTTAATAAACGAAGATCTTTATCAGATTTTTTAAACTCTTCCAATAATTCATCTTTAACATCTTTTTTATTTATTTTAGAAGTTGTTAAAATTTCTAATAAAGTTACCTTATTATCAATTATTGCTTCAGGATTAATAATATTAGTATTATTATATATTTCCATTAAAGTATATAAAGCAGCATATGCTTTATAATTAGGAAGTTTAATTTTGAAAAAATCATTAAGATTATAATGTTCACCTATTTCTTTAATTAAATTATATTTTTCTCTACGTAAAATACTTCTATTCAATTTTTTAGAAGTTTCTAAAATAGTATTTACTACTATGTTAGCTTTATTTTCATTTAAAGGTAAATTCTTTAATAATGATTCATAAAGTTTATATTCTTTACCTAATTCTGTTTTTAAAAAATATTTTTTAATAATATCAATAGCAGGAGATGTTTTACCTGATATAGTATCAGCAGTTACTGTTCTAATTAATAATTCAAAAATTAATCCAGAGTTTTTGTACTTGCTGTGTTTTATCTTAGTCATTTATTATAAATATGTAAAGATGGTTATTCTTTGATTTGTTTCTCATCTAATAATGATGATGCTCTAAGTTCATCATTAAATACTAATTTTTTATCAATACTTTCAAGTAATTTTTTGTTTTTAAAGTATTCTGTTTTAGTATTTTCATTTAAAGAAATAGAAGATTTTTTACTAGCACCAAATCCTGGTTGATCATCAATTTTCATATCTTTAGTACCTAATCTATCTCTACCTAAAGGATCATTTTGAGTATTAATCATAGATGCCTTTTCTTTTGGTCTTCCTAATTTAGGTTCATTTTCATCATATCCAGCAGGAATACCTGATTTATTATTCCATTTACTCATACCATAAAGAGAAGCTAAATCATGAGGAGTACCATATGATTTTCCTGTTTCAGCTGGATCATTTCCTTCACTTTCTATTTGTGTTAATCTGAATGCTCGTTTAGTATCTTCTCTAATTAAATCTCTATATTCATCAAATTGATCTTCACTGAATTGGAATAAATTATCATAAACCCAATCTGAAGGTAATAATTTTCCATCTAAAATATTTTTAGCTAAATCAACTTTTTCTTTCAATAAGGCTATTTTTTCTTGTTCAAATACAATTGATGGTGTGGTTAGATTCAATTCAAAATTAGTTAAAGATTCATTTTGAAATCCTTGAACATATAAATGAATTAAAGCTATTTTATATAATTCAGATAATATAATTTTTTGAATACGTTCTACTGTACGAGCAAAACGAATATCTTCAGCAGCTAATGTTGCTTTACCTTGTAATTTTTCATCATAACCAAAATAAGCTTTAGGTACTTTAAGAGCAGCTAACATTTTATCTCTCAAATAAACTACATCAGTAATACCATCATATTCTAAACCTTTTGTAGTATCAATTTTAGTAGTCGCGTCATTTCCTCTAACAGGAATATAAAAATCCTCCATCATATTTTGAATATTAAATTTCAAATTATACTGACCTGTTTGAGGGTCAATATATGGAGTACGTTTCATTTTATTTACTGTTTTTTCCATAAACGCATCTATTTCATTAGGTGGAATATTACCTACATTCATGTAAAAAACACGTTTTTCTGGCGCTCTTACAATACGATGAACTAACATCGCATCTTCCATTAAAATCATTTGTTTATATGATTTACGGGCAGGTTCAATGTATGATCTACCATAAGGTAAATAATTGACATCTGCTAATAATCTAAAATGTGCTACTTCATAATTGTCAAAATAAATAGCATTATCTCCTTGTTTATTTGAATATGAATAACCAGAAGCGTAAGAACCTCCTCCTGATAATCCATCAGGATCAAATTTAAATCTTACTGAGGTTGTGTTATTAGTATCATATCCTTCTTCTCTTATAATATTATAAGCTGTATATGGAATAATATTATAAACACCATATTTTTCGGCTATTTCTAATTTTAAGAAAAAGTCACCATATTTACACATTTGGCGAATCCAAGACCATAAATTGAATTCAATGTTTAATACATCATAAAATAAGTTATAAAGTATTTTTTGAATATCTTCATCACTAGAGCGAATTTGTAAAATTTCACCCATATCATTTTTTAATGTACATTCATCAGCTATAATATCAAGAGTAGAAGCAATAATAGAATCCGTATCCATAGCTTCATAATCTGAGTATAATTGAGTTCTTAATGTTTGATAATTAAGAGCAGGATTATAAACAGGTGCCGCACCTGTTAAATGTAGTCTAGTAAAACGATCAATAAGTGAATTAGTTTCTACTTCACCTGCTTGTTGTATTTTGTTTATGTCTATGACTTTAAGTTGATCACCACCAATGTTTCTTACTATAACATCAGTACTGAATAGTCTTTTTAGTCTGGTAAATATACTGGTATCTGCCATTTAATTATAAATATTAAATAAATTCACTTAAATCTATGTTATTTCCATTTAAATCCATTTTCCATGGATTATTTCCTTGAGAGTTATATGAAGCGTATACTCCTGTATAATTTTTAGTTGATTTAAATGAATCAAGAGATGCTCTTGCTAAATCCATTGATTGTTGTTTAAATTTTAAAGAAGTATCTCTCAAATACATTCCTATACCAAAACTCATTACTAAATCATCATTATAACCTGTTTGTGCTTCAGGTCTACCATTTTTCCAAACGAATACTCTCATTTCTTCTAATAAACGTTTTGAACGAATAGTAACAGAACGATCTCCAATATATTCCCTAAGTTTATTTACAACTAAAGGGCGTGTTCTTAAAGACATAGTAAAACCAGGAGTTAAATTATTGTTATTTTCATATTTATTAAAATATGATTCTGCTGTTATATTTTCTGTTTTAGTAGAATAATATAAATTAGAATATCCTCTTTCCATAATTGTTTCTATAGTAGACCATCCTATATTAGCATTTTCTACTACTAACAAAGCATTATTATATTCTGTAGCTATACCAACTAATAAATGACCAAAATCTTTAGGAGGTAATTGACCTCTATATTCACCTACTTGAGTATTAGTTTCAATATCCATTATATGAAATGCTGAAAAATCTTTTCCGTCTCCTCTAGCTACGTCAGCTGTTATCATATATGTTCTATGATAATCAACTGGTTCCCATATCCATAAATTTTGATCTGTACCTCTACGTTCTAAAGGTTCAGTTATTGAAGTTTGAAGAATAAATTCGGTCCATTCAGAATAAAATACTACATCACCTGATGTATTAAAATCACAGTCACATTCTTGAGCTGCTAATCTAGGATCACCTAAATCTTCATCTTGTTGTTTTCTCCAAGCTTCATCTCTTTCAGGATGAACAAACCATGGTAATTTAATTGGCAAAAAATTATTATCTTTTGCCTCTGCTCTAACCCAAGTTTGATGAAACCAGTTTCCAGTACCATACGGGGTAGATAATACAATTGCACCACCTCCAGTTGCTAATGTTTGTTGAGCAGATGCCCAAATCTCACCAATATTTTCAATGAATGCTGCTTCATCTACTAATAGTAAAGATACAGCTTCTGATCGACCCGCATCTGAACTTGCTGATGTTGCTTTTATTTGAGAACCATTATTAAGTTTTAATGTTAACTTACTATCTTCAATTGGTTTGTCTTTTTCTTTTAACCATGATGGAAGGTTACTATACATGAATCGTACTTTAGTAACCATATTTTTAGCTGTTTCTTGTTTAGTAGCTATACAAAGTACGTTTTTATCTTTATGAAATAACATTAACCATAAAGAATAACCTGCTGCTAATGTTGAAATACCTAATTGACGAGATTTTAAAACAATTGAATATGGGTTGTCTCTCCATAAATTTAATACTTTACCTTGAAAAGGATAAAGATTAAAAATAATTCTACCTCTTTGTGGATGTTGAATATAACAATATTTTTTCATAAAGTGTGCTGGGTCTTGAGCACATTTTATATATTCTTGTTTTATTATTTCTCTATAATTTATATTTTCACTCATAGAATAATTAATATAATTAATAATAGAGTAGAACCACCTAAAATATTTCTTTCTTTTTTAAATTCTTTAGCTTTATTTTTATATTCAGTAATTAATGTTTTTTGTAATGTATCTGATACTTTATAAGCATTAACCTGAGTTGTATAGTGAGATTCGTTTTTTTCGTATGTTTTGATTATACTATCTTGAAAATGAGATTTTATTTTATATAAAGAATCATTAGTAATGTATATTTCTATTTTTTTCTCTAAATTATCCTTTTTCTCTAAATCTTTAACAATTTCTCTTAACCAGAATTTAGGAATAGGTATTAATGAATCTTTATTTGTCGTAACGTTTTGACAAGTAACGGTATAACTGATCAGAAGAGTAATTATTAATAATACTAGTTTTTTTATCATATTCTTGGTCTAAATTATATATTTTATATTCGTTAAATACTACTTTTTTATCTATGTTTTCTACAGAATCTTTTAAATCAGTTATAATAAGTTTATTACTATCTATTTGTTTTTGTTTAATATCAATAATTTGTTTTAAACTATCAAGTTGTTTTTTAATTATTGTTTCATTACTAGTTGATTTTTTAAAACTAGGTAATTTAAATAAAGGATAGTTATAATTTAAAAGTATTAAAGTTCCTATAATTGTTAATATTAAAAACAATAAATATTTAGTCTTCATATTCATTAAAACCCATTATTTCCGTATTTAAAGCATCACGGTATTTTTGTAACTTTTTACGTTCATTAATATATTTTTCTTTACTTAATTTTCCACTTTTATATTCAGCTAACATTTCATCTAAACGTTTTTGGATTTTAGAAAGCATTTTAGCGGCTTCATTTAAATAATCAATATTTTCTGATATTTTTTTATACTTAGATTGAAAAGCTGGAGATTTTTCAGTAGCGTCATCAGGGTCTAAAGTAGTAGCTAATCCTTTAGTAGAATCTCCTGGATTTTTTAAAGTGTATAAACCTGCTTCGTCTAAAATTATTTCTTTAATAAAATTTTTTAATTGAGATTTTTTCATTATTTTAATTTTTTAATAATATCAGCTGCTTTTTTCTTTTTCTCTTCAATACTATTTTTAGCTTCTCTAAAATCATCCATAGAAGTTTCTAATTCTTTTAAATTAGTTTCCATTTCTTTAATTACTTCAGAAGCTTTTTGACGAGCAGTAGGACGTTTTAAATAAACACCAACTACATTTTCAGGCATAATTTCATCAAATACTGTTACTTCTTTTACAATATCATCTTTAGTCATACCTTTTTTAGCTTTTTCAACTATATAAAATGTTCCTATTTCGTCAATAGGTTTATATTCTTGCAATACTTCTTCTTTAACCGTTTCTACAATTAATTTACGTAATTCAGATAATTTCATGATTATAAATATTAGAATTTTATGAAATCTAACATTTGTTCAATACGTTGATTTGTTGAACCACTAATTTCTTTAAAATTTTTCATTTCTAATTTATTAGATGTAATTAAATATTTTATAGTTTTATCAATCATATTTCTATATTCAACATCTATAGTTCTAACTCCATTATCTTCAATATCTACTCCTTCAGGAGAAACATAAAATATATAATCATATTCTTTTATTAATAAAGAAGCATAATTTTCAAATTTATGTTTATCATTATGAAAAATAGATTTAGCATTCAACGTAAATGCCATAACATCAATTACAGTTCTATCAGTAATTAAATTATCATGCATTAATTCTGTACAACGTTCAGCTAAAAATATTGTTTGTCCTTTTAATGTTGAATCAGTATTTAATGGAATACCTAAATCACGTAAATATTTTGAACGTTCAGTTGAAAAATGATAATTTTCAAATTGTGGTAATTTACTTAATTCATTAACTAATGTTGTTTTTCCAACACTAACTGTTCCGCAAAGTCCTATTTTCATATCATTTAATATAAAAAAAAGAGCTTGTAAAAACAAGCTCTCTTATAAATTATTATTTTAAATATTATTTTTTAGGTTTTAAAGAAGCATTTAA